TGAGAATCAGGTAGTATCTTCTGAATTTGATGCTGACATTGGACAACTCATTGACCAGGCATTAGCAAAAGTAGGCAAGCGTGGCAAAAAATCAGTAAGTACGCCAGGTAGCGATGAGATACCAAACACTGGAACACAATCAACACTTAAGCCTTTCAAAGGATATAAGCGATGAGAGCGCACGAGTTTATTACCGAAGGTAATAAGGGAAAAGTATCTGACCGCCAACAGCAATCCACTGTTGGGTTAAATATTTTTGCAACAACTCAATACGATAGAACATATGACTTGAATAGAGTTATGATGGCAGTCGCCTCAACTGACGGTGTAACTGTCCCTGATTTAAATAGGGAAAGCTGGGTAGGTAAGAACAACACCGCTCACCCTTATACTCAAGTAGAGCAAGATATGTTAAAAATAGCATATAAAGCAGCAGGAATCCCCTTTAAAGATTTGAACAAGGGTGATTTGGATAGTGAAGAACTAGCTTCTACGCAAGACCAAAGCCCCATCAAGCCCTTTAAGGGGTATAAGAAATGAGAGCTAGCGAATTCGTAAACGAGAGTAAAGGTAATGTCCCTAAAAGACACAATGCTGCTCAGCCCGGAGCCTATAAATTTAGGGATAATGGTACAGACAGAACCTATCACTTGAATCAAATCATGAAAGCAGTGGCTATGGCAGACGGATCATCTACTAAAGCATTGAAGATGGATGATGAAAGTTTTGCTGGCAAAAACAACCTAGCTTATCCATACACTGATGTAGAACATACCATGATGCAACAGGCATTCAATACTGTATCTCCTACACAAGCAAAGCAAATGATTAAGGGTAGAGACAGTAGCGAATTAGATAGCGTCAACAAAACTAGTCCGGTTGCTACTAGACCAAAAGATCACAGAAAAAAATAATTGATTCACGATTACTGCATAAGTAATTTTATGCAAAACTTAATCGACATCAATCAAACCCTCGACCTCATCAAGCTCAAGTTCTATAACGAATGGCTTTACACCGCTCATATCCATGAAGAAGGTGACAGCCAAATGCATAGCTCACTTACTACGCAAATCGTTAAAACTTACATTGACCCAATGGAACTCCCCAAAGACGCACACATTCTCGATCTAGGATGTGGTCCGGGATACTTTTTAGATGAAATGAAGGAACGAGGCTACACTAACGTAACAGGTGTAACCTTATCACCCGGCGACCAAAAGACATGTACTGACAAGGGTCATACTATTAAGGGATATGACTTAACTTTTCTCCCACAGAAGGAAGGTTATTATGATGAATCGGTAGACTTCATCTTTCTGCGTCACGCACTCGAACATAGCCCATATCCTATCTTCTCGTTGATGGAATACAATCGTGTTCTCAAGCAGGGTAGTAAGATTTATATCGAAGTTCCTGCCCCAGATTGTGATAGAAAGCACGAGTACAATTTAAATCACTACAGTATTCTTGGGCATACTCAGTTAGCTGCGTTACTAACTCGTTGTGGATTTAACATCGATAGCTTCAATAACTTTGAATTTGATTTAAATATTCCCAACCCCGAAGACCCTGAAAATCCTGTCAAAGCTAAAGAAAAATACTATTGCATTGTTGCTACTAAAGCCCGCCCGTTAGATATCAAGTAAAAATACTCCCGCAGTGGGAGTATTTTTATAAATATAATTATGGCAAATACACCCACTCTTATCAAGGATCCGTATAAGAAAACAGTCTTCAAGAGCCAACAGGAACTTGATGATTTTATGAAGTGCTGCGATCCAAATACAGGTTATCTATATTTTATGGATAACTTCTTCATAATTCAGCACCCTACCAAAGGTAGCATGAACTATCACCCTTGGGAATTCCAAGAACGATTAATTGACACATACCATCGCTATCGTTTCTCTATCTCACTGATGCCTAGACAGAGTGGTAAGTCAACATCAGCAGCAGGTTATTTGCTTTGGTATGCAATGTTTGTACCTGATTCTACTATTCTAATTGCAGCACACAAGTACACCGGTGCACAAGAAATTATGCAACGTATACGATATGCGTATGAAAATTGTCCAGATCATATAAAAGCAGGCGTAACTACTTACAATAAGGGTTCGCTAGACTTTGAGAACGGATCACGCATCGTGTCTGCTACTACGACTGAAAACACAGGTCGTGGTATGTCTATCACACTTCTATATCTTGACGAATTTGCCTTCGTTCGCCCCTCAATCGCACAAGAGTTTTGGACTTCTATTACGCCTACTCTATCAACTGGTGGTAAGGCAATCATCACTTCTACCCCAAACTCAGATGAAGATCAATTCGCTCTTATTTGGAAGATGGCTAACAAGACAGAAGACGATTTTGGTAACACTACTGAGTTAGGTGTTAACGGCTTTAGAGCATTCAGAGCGTATTGGACTGAACAGCCCGGTCGTGATCAGAAATGGGCTGATGAAATGAAAGCCCAGCTCGGCGATGACAGATTTAATCGTGAAATCGGTTGTGAATTCATCATTGCAGACGAAACACTAATTAATCCAAACACATTACTCATGCTTGAGGGTATAGAACCTAATGTCAGAATGGGGCAGATACGATGGTATAAGCAGCCCGAAAAGGGTAGGTTATATGTTGTTGCACTTGATCCAAGTCTTGGTACAGGTGGCGACCCTGCAGCTATTCAAATCTTTGAAGCAAGTACTACTACTCAGATTGGTGAGTGGAAGCACAACAAGACTGACATACCTAGTCAGGTGAAATTACTTGCTGAGATTTGTAAGTATATCTCAGAAAAGACTAACGAACCAAACAACATCTATTATAGTGTTGAGAACAATGGCATTGGTCAGGCTGCTATTGTATCGTTAAATGAGTACGGTGAATCTAATATACCTGGCATCTTTATTAGTGAACCGGGCAAGGGCAAACGTGGATTCACTACTACCAATAAACCTAAGCTTGCTGCCTGTGCAAAATTCAAGACGCTACTAGAATCAAAAAAAATGACTATTCATAGCCGATCTCTTATCAGTGAGCTAAAGGCATTTGTTGCGTCCGGCGGTAGCTATGCAGCTAAGATAGGGGACACTGATGACTTAGTAATGTCATCCCTATTAGCAGTTAGAATGATGACACAGTTAGCAGACTATCACGGTGACCTAGAAAGTCAAATGCGTGATCACGATGAGATTATTATGCCTCTACCATTCTTTGCCGTATTAGGCTAATTTGGCATAAATATACATATGGCAATAGGCAATGAAACATTTAACCACGAGCTTTATCAGCTTCTAAAAGTAAGAGGCTATCAACCATCGCCTCTGAATTCTCAGAACCAAAGAGTCAAAGCTTCTCAGGAAGCAGACGTAATTGAGTTTGACTTCATGAAGGATGGGGAAAATTACGGAAAAGTTTGGGTCAGCATTGACGATGCACACAATGTTCGGGTCTATTTTGATGACGAACAAGCTGATAGTCCTAGCAATAATACCCCCGGAACAGATTATGATGATACCTGGACTGGATTGCTAAAGCACATAAAGCAGTGGGCACAACGTAGACAGCTAAGCTTTGAATTATCAAACAAAGATAGATTAGGCGATGACATGCGCCAAAGGGATTATTATAAGATGAAAGAAAAATTAGGCGAAGGCTACCATGCTATGGGCAAGAAAGCATCATATAACGATGCAGTTCCTAATGTAAAAATTATCCTTCAACACAATCGAGGCCTTGAAGAAGGCGAGCAACGCTATCGTAATGTTGCTAAGATTTTCTTAGAAAACCAAGATGGTGAACGGTTCCTAGCTCCTACTACTCGTCCAGGCATTGCTCGTGTATATGCTCGGCATATTGCTGAGGGCGGCGTACCCAACGACGAACGTTGGAATCACATTAAATCTATCTGTGAAGAATATAATCAGATGGCTGGCTTTGTCCGTGCCACTCGCAATAAAGAATTCAACGAGTCTGCACTACACCTCGTACAAGAAGGTGCTAATCACTACGGTAATCTCAGAGAAACACTGAGTAAACTTGCTGGTCATCGCGGATATCATGCTTACTTTGAATCATATACTCCTGCTCTTATGGAAGATGAAGACGATACTAATATCAACGAACTATTTGTCCAAGAGACAATGGATCCTCGTATTGAATCGGTGATGCCAATTCTATCTAGATTGCACAAGAAGGTATCTGAAACTGCTGTCCCCGAAGTAAATTCGTTAGCAGAATGGGCAGATAGTGTCATCAACGAAAAACTAGACATGGATGACAAGAAAACTGATAAGAAACAAGATACAAAGCAAGTTAATAATCAAGAGAAAGATGATGATTCGGAAGAAAAATCTATTGGCGCAGGCCCTCTATCTAGAATTAAAGACCAAGCAGAGAAAAAAATGTCCGGCAAACTGGCTAAGTCCTTAGGCATCCAAGAAGGTGATGTAGCCGAAATGGATAAGAGCCCAGAAGCTAACCCATATAGTGGTCAGGGACATCGCAAGGGCGATGACCATGCAGGTAAGCCACAGCACACTGCTAAAATCATGGCTGCTAAACAGGCAGTTAAGATGGCTAGAAAGACTCTTGACAAAGCATTCAAGGGCGATGTTGACGAAAACTTTATCAGCATGGCTCCTCAAGCAGTAGCAGAAAAAGAAATGGATTCAACTACTAAAAGTTTAGCAGTACCTGCTGACAAGATGCTTGAAGCTCCAGGCGCAGAAACATTATCACATAATCAATCTACTGAAAAATCAAATCTAAAAGCATTTGATCTTGCAGAAGTTGATATGGGCCAGGCAGACCGCACATTACGCCATACCCCACGAGGTGATGACAATGGTAAGATGAGCCACATCACATCATTAAGCAAAGCCGCAAAGAAAATGGGACATGATAGTTACGCAGATGTCCCTGATAATGCAGTTGAAAAATTAAAAACACTTGCTAAGAAAATCAGAGGTGGCGATGATGTATCAGAAGACCTAGACGCAAACCAAAAGCGTGTAGGTCAGCTTGGTCCTACAGAAAAAGTAAAGAACAACAACATCGGCAAGCTAGTCGGCGCCAACGAATCAACAGAGATTGATCCGGCACTAGCTCGTATCATCGAAATGGCTAGATTCAAAAGATAATTATATTTTGGGTACATAGTGTAAAATATTATTATATTATGCACCCAATTAACTTGTAAATACACTGCACATGAGTTATAACATAACTTGTGTGTAGTTGTCTCCGACAACGAAACATAAAAACACATTTAGGCTCAACATAGGCACATTTAAAAGGAGAAAACAAAATGGCAAGTCTAGCAGAAATCCGGGCTCGTTTGGCAGCCCAAGAAAATCGTGGTCAGAACAAGTCTTCTGGCACACAATCTGATAACGCAATCTATCCGCATTGGAATATGGAAGAAGGTGCTAACGCAACTATTCGCTTCCTTCCCGATGGCAACCCTAACAATGAATGGGGCTTTTGGGTAGAACGTCAAATCATCAAGCTCCCCTTCAATGGCGTTAAGGGTGACCCCAACATGAAGCAGGTAACTGTTCAAGTTCCTTGCGTAGAAATGTATGGTGAAAACTGCCCAGTTCTCGCAGAAGTTCGTCCTTGGTACAAGGATGACACTCTTAAGGAACTCGCTAACAAGTATTGGAAGAAGCGTTCGTATCTCTTCCAGGGCTTTGTTCGTACTAATCCGATTGGCAATGATACGTCGCCAGCTAATCCGATTCGACGTTTTATTATCTCTCCACAAATCTTTACTATCATTAAAGCATCCTTGATGGATCCTGAGATTGAAGAATTGCCAACTGACTATCTTCGTGGTCTTGACTTCACTGTTAAGAAGACTACTAAGGGTGGTTATGCTGACTATTCTACATCTAATTGGGCACGTAAGGAAAGTTCACTTACCGAAGCTGAACAGGCTGCTATCGAAGCACATGGCTTGTTCAATCTTGCTGACTTCTTGCCAAAGAAGCCAAGCGAGTCAGAGCTTCGTGTCATTAAGGAAATGTTCGAAGCATCGGTTGATGGTCGTCCTTATGACGCTGATAAGTGGGGCGCATACTATCGTCCATATGGTGTTGATGCACCTGCTGGTAATTCAAACACCGCAACTACCGAATCGGTTCCGCCGAAAGTAGTTGATTATCAGCCATCGCATGGTGGACATGCTCAGGTACCGTCAGATGACACTCCTCCGTTCGAAGTTGACGAACCAATCAAGGTTCCAGAACAGTCTACTTCAAGTGACAAGGCACAGGACATTCTTGCAATGATCCGCGCTCGTCAGACCAAGTAACTTGGATTGGGGGAGGCTTAAAACCTCCCCCAATTACTTATGGAGAACCCCAATGACTACACCAGAAGACAGGTACAGGGCTCTTAAGCAAAGTAGAAAGTTGCTGGAAGAGTTATGCGATCCAGGTAAAACCCCTCGTGTTCCAAGTATTGTTCGTGACCGCGCAAGATCAATTTTGCGTCACTATCCTAGTGACTACAACTTAGACCAACTTGCAGAAAATAGTCCCGAACTACTTGAAAAAAATTCGCAACATGATAAGTTATTAAAAATTATTAGATAAGGAGGCTATTTTGGCAAAACCGTTTGACATTTCAAAGTTTCGAAAAGATATTACTAAGGCTATCGATGGTCTTAGCATTGGCTTTAATGATCCAACTGATTGGATCAGCACAGGCAATTATGCACTCAATTACCGTATTAGTGGTGATTTTAATAAAGGTATTCCTCTCGGCAAAGTTACAGTCTTCGCCGGCGAATCAGGTGCAGGTAAATCCTACATCTGCTCAGGAAATATTGTAAAACATGCCCAGCAACAGGGTATCTACGTTGTACTAATCGACAGTGAAAACGCACTTGATGAATCTTGGCTTCACGCTCTCGGTGTTGATACGACTGAGGAAAAACTCCTCAAGATGAACATGGCAATGATTGATGACGTTGCAAAGACTATCTCTGACTTCATGAAGGGCTATAAAGCTATGAATGAAGAAGACAAGCCTAAGGTTCTGTTCGTCATTGACTCGCTCGGTATGTTGCTCACTCCGACTGATGTTAATCAGTTCGAAGCAGGTGATATGAAGGGTGACATGGGTCGTAAGCCTAAGGCACTGACCTCACTCGTTCGTAACTGTGTAAACATGTTTGGTTCAAATAATGTTGGTCTTGTTGCTACTAATCACACTTATGCATCACAAGATATGTTTGACCCTGATGATAAGATTTCAGGTGGTCAGGGCTTCATCTATGCATCATCTATTGTTGTTGCTATGAAGAAGCTCAAGCTTAAGGAAGACGAAGACGGCAACAAGGTGAGTCAGGTTAATGGTATTCGTGCTGCTTGTAAGGTAATGAAAACTCGTTACGCAAAGCCGTTTGAATCTGTTCAAGTCAAGATTCCTTACACAACGGGCATGAGTCCTTACTCAGGTCTTACTGATATGTGTGAAGCATTGAAGATGCTCAACAAGGAAGGTAACTCACTCGTATATTCTAAGCTAGATGGAACTATCATTAAGAAGTTCCGTAAGGGTTGGGAAGCAAACGATGATGGCTGTCTTGACGCTATCATGGATGAGTTTGAAGCTAAGACTTCAATCAAGCATACCGCTCTAATCGAAGAAGAGGAAGTTGCAGAATGAGCTTATCTCTTATCAATGAAGTTTGGAAGCTATTGAAGCCGAGCATCGAAGCAGGTGATACTGACGGTGCTGCTGAAACTCTAGTCAACTATCTCGTTGAAGAAGAGGTTGCTTCTGCACATGAAATTAAGGCAGCGTTTCGAGGCGACAAGGATATCAAGGACGCACTGGACTTTTACTTAGAAACTCCAGAAGACGGTCATTATCACGAATCAGATGATGATGACTTCTTTGACGACATTGATCTAGACGACTTTGACGAAGACGAATACTGATGACTTGGTACAGCAAGGTAACATCTGACTTAAGCTATTTGCCGGACTTCATTACTCATTATGAAGGTGAGTTGATTTCGGCAAAGAGTGATGTTAAGGTGCAAGGAAATGTTGAAAAGAACATTTCCTCACTACCAGGCGTAACTGAATACCGCTTCAATC